CCCTGGGCTCCATTGAACGCATCAATATTCTTTTCGCTGAGAATCTTCTCAAAAATCCGGTCTCCAAGTTGTTTTATTTTGGTGACAAGAAATCCGCCATTTGTTTTCATGCAAATGCTCCTATATAGTAGTTTATTAAATTATACTATATAGGAGCTTTATTGTCAAGAGCTTGTATGTTTGAATAGAGGTAAATTCCGTTTTTTCGTTCTTTTTAAAAGCATTAGACCCCATGTCTTTTTGAGTTTTTCTACCGCTTACAATCGGGAGCGACCTTACAGACAGCACCACCTTGGAACGACCTCAATCCTTGACACATCGCCATTGCAGTTAATGGTGCAAACACCCGGCTTGAGGGCTGGAAATTCCGCTCCTTTGACTGTGTCGTTTTTGAGGGCAGTGCCTTTGAAGCAGTTCATCAGCTCACTGTCGATCTCGATGTACTCATCCAGATTGGAAATCATCATGCCTCGACCTTGGGGCTGTATCATTATTACCACCGTACCGCTGCCATAGAGCTTAATATACGGTCGGCTCTCAAAAGCAGTGGGATTTGTAATCGTCAGTTCGGATGCGTCTACTGTCACTGTCTGCTGTCCCGCAAAGCTGTATTTATACGGCTTGCAGTTGAAGGTCACGGTGAAACTGCCGACCTTGTTCAGCTGCTCTTCAATGTCCAGACTGCCGGAGATGACGCCGTAGCGGAAATACTCCGCATCGTAGGAGTCGGTGATTTCGTGGTATCTGTCCGGCTCGGAATAAAGCCAGCCCTTAATGTCCCGCAGGACAGCGGCAAGTGCGGCTATATTCTTCCGGGCGAGAAACACCGTGTAGCACACCTTGATGTTGGAAAAACGGCGGTTGGGATTGATGATGTCGCCGCTTCTGCCGGGAATGGAGATGAACTCCGCATCGTACTCCGGTGCGGAGAACACGTCCTTCTTCTCGATATGCAGGCCGAAATCAGCGGAACTGCGGCCGTTGTAGGTAAAAGAGGTCATGCGAATACCACTCCTTTCCGCTGGGCGAACTGGTTCGCCGTTTCCATGACTTCGTTGGTGAGCTGACGGATGTCCTCACTGCTGTAATTGTTGAAGTTCGTGATGTTCAGAGCGATGGTGAAAGCGGACGCCGCCTTGCCGACCACGCCGTCCACGGCGGAGCGAATCGAGCCGTTCACGTCAAAGTCGGTGGGCAGAGCCGTCTGCATATCGTGGGCAAGGTCACCCATGACACCGTTGATGTCCTCTGCCATACCTTCGGCGGCTTTGACCGCTTCATCGCCGTTGTCGTCAATGGAGCCTGCAAGACCCTTGACCAGCATTTCACCGACCCATGCCATCTCCTTCGAGGGTGAATGGATACCGAAGAAATCGCAGATGCCGTCCCAGATGGAGGAGATCCACCCGGATACCTTGTCCCACAGCCACGAGGCAAGCTGGGTAATACCGTCCCACAGGCCTTTTACGATATTGCCGCCGATTTCTACGATCTTATACATCAGAGAGCCGAAGGCTTTCACGATGCCCGCAATGATCTGCGGCACAGCCTTGACGATCTCCACGATGATGGTGGGCAGGTTTTCAATCAGCGCAACGAACAACTGAACGCCTGCCATGATGATCTTGTCGATGTTCCCGATGAGGGCATTGACAATGCCGGAGATGATCTGCGGAATCGCCTGCACGATGGTCGTGATGATCTGCGGCAGGGCTTGAATGAGAGAAATCAGCAGGTCGATACCCGCTTGGATGATCTGAGGTATGGCGTTCAGCACGGCGGTGATAATGCCTTCAATGATTTTCGGAATGGCTTCCACGATTGCCATAATGATATCCGGCAATGCGGCAACAAGCGAGGTCAGAAGCTGAATGCCTGTTTCGATAATCTGCGGAATCGAATCCAGTAAAAAGGTAATGATGCCGTTGATGATCTCCGGCAGAGCAGCAATCAGCACGGGCAGTGCGTCCAGAAGTCCTTGTGCCAGTCCCGTGATAAGCTGCAGCGCAGCATCCAGAAGCATCGGCAGGCTGTCCACCAGACCTTGCACGATGGTGACGATAGCCTGCACCGCTGCCGGGATGAGCGTGGGCAGCGCATCCGCAATGCCGGTCACAAGTGTTGATACCAGCTGAACCGCCGCCTCAATGAGCAGAGGCAGATTCTCAATCAGCGTATTCACGATGGTCATGAGCGCGGACACCGCCGCCGGGATAAGCTGCGGAAGCAAAGAAAGCAGCGTTTCCAGCACCTGCGAGAACAGCTCGGTGACCGCCTCCAGCAGTGTGGGCAGCAGTTCCCCCACAGCCGTCAGCAGGGCATCCAGCGCCGTGGGCAGAGCCGCCACGATGTTCTCAATAACCGGGGTGATGTTCGCCACCACGGTCCTGAAGGCATCCACCATATTGTTGCACAGCAGCTCCATATCAGCGTCCGCATCACCAAAGCCTACGATGAGGTTCGACACGGCGGATTTCAGTGCATTGACAGAACCGGAAATGGTGGCTTCGGCTTCCGTGGCGGTCGTTCCTGCAATGTCCATGCTCTCCTGCATGACATGGATTGCTTCCACCACATCTGCGTAGGAGGAGATGTCGTACTTGACGCCGGATATCTTCTCCGCATCGGCGAGCAGTCGCTCCATTTCCTGTTTTGTGCCGCCGTAGCCCAGCTTGAGGTTGTCGAGCATCGTGTAGTTCTGCTTAGCAAAACCCTGATAGGCATTCTGAATGGAGGACATATCCGTACCCATCTTGTTGGCGTTATCGGACATATCCGTGATTGCCATATCCGCATACTTTGCGGCTTTTTCGGTATCGCCGCCGAGAGACTGGATGAGGCTTGCGGAGAAGCCCGTGACCGTTTCCATGTACTCGTTGGCAGAAAGTCCTGCCGTTTTGTATGCATTGGCGGCGTACCGCTGGATCTCCTGCGAGGAGTCCTTGAACAGGGTGTCAACACCGCCGACCAGCTGCTCATAGTCCGCATAGGCAGCGATGACCTCTTTGCCGAGCTTCACGGCAGCGGCACCTGCGGCAACGGCAACTGCACCGAGCGCCACACCTACGGTTTTGAGAACCTTGCCGAAGCCTTCAAACTTACTGCCGGATTCCTCCGCAGCCTTGCCGCCCTCCTTGATGGCTTTCTCGTTTTCATCCAGCTCCCGGTTCATGTCGTTGAGGGCGGCTTCGGCATTGTTGAGCTGAATTTGCCAGTTCTGGGTGCGACGGTCGTTCTCTCCGAAAGAGGTGGCGGCATTCTGCAGAGCCTTGCGAAGAGTGTCGATTTTTGTAGTCTGCTCATCGATCTCTTTTCGCAGCACCTTGTTCCGTGCGGCGAGAGCCTCCACGGATTTATCGTTCTTATCGAACTGAGAGGTGGCGAGCTTCATTTCGGAGCCGAGCACCTTGAAGGACTGGTTGATGTCCGCCAGCGCTTTTTTGAATTCCTTTTCACCCTCAAGACCGATCTTCAGTCCGAAACTGTCTGCCATGTACCGTCACCTCCTTAAATGCCGTCCGGGATAATATCGTCAATGTAGTGTTCGTGAGCAGGAATAGCCTGCCCGTTATACTGTTTGTGGCACTCCCACAGATCCAGCAGAAGTCCAAACGGCATCAGCCACACCTCATCCTGGCTGAGATGCAGGTGGGCAAGACCGTAATAAAGAAGCCGGGTAAACAGCTCCGCATCGGAGACCGTTACCCGACTGGTGCGTTTTTTGAGTCTTTCTCGCTTTCCACATTGCGCTTGGTGCCCTTATACAGTGCCTCCGTAATGGCGGTTTTGTATCCGGCAAGATCAAGCGGCGTGGTCAGAAGCTCCACCACATCCTCGGTGAGCGGCTCCTTTGGGTGCTCCTTATCCTTGAGGTTGTGAATGAGGATGCTCTGATTTGCCAGAAGTGTGATGAGCCATACGATCTCTCCGATAGCCATTTCAAAGTTCTCTGACTTCATCAGCTTCTCACCGAGGTTTTCCAGCCCGCCGTATCGACCAGCGATCTCCTTGGTAGCCTTGGTCGTGAGGAGCAGCGTATATTCCTCATCACCGATGGTGATGACTGCGGTTCTTTCGTTATCCATTGTGCGTTACCTCCGTTAGCCCTGTTTTTCGGGTGTCGTGGTATAGGTCGGCTCATAGACTTCCTTATACCAGTTCGTGATAGTCGCAGCGGTCACATCGCCCTCCAGTGCCTCCGCTTTCCACGGATGCTTGCCGCCTGCGTCTGCCTTGTTGCGGCGCAGAATGGTGCCTTCAATGGTCGGCGTGGAGAAGGTGATGCTGTCGCCCTTGGTGGCAAGGTTCGTCGCCGGAATACCGAATTTCACACGGTACAGCCAGTAATACTTGTACTTGCCGTTGGACTTCTTGGCGCGGAAGCCCACCGCCACAGGGTCGCCGCCGTCCTCGGATGCGGAAATCAGCACCTTGTTTTTGTCGATGGTCGCACCGGTAAGGTCGGATGCCGCCGTAGAGCCGATATCGTCAATGCCGAGGGAGAGTGTGCCGGATTTGAATTCCTTCACAATCTCCGAAGCGCCGTCGTCGGCGTATAGAGTTGCCTCTGCCAGTTCCACCGAAAGGTCAGCGGAGATGGCTTTCGCAAGCTGCTCCGGCGTACCGTAGGTTTCCTCACCGGCGTCGTTCTCGGTGATTTTTGCGTAATACAGTCTGTCAAGACCGATCGTTGCCATGATTCATTCCTCCAGTTCGTAGATTTGCGCCACATCAATGGCGTAGTGATGGTAGCCGGTTTCGGCCTCAAAGCCGATGTACCGGCGGTCGGTAATATAAAAGTCCGCACCAAGCAAGGCGCGGACAAGGTCGTTTTTCAGTTTGGTGTAACTGCCCTTTGTGAAGAGGGACAGCCGTGCCTCCTGCGTTTCGCAGCCTGGGGCGTTGTCGGCGTGAAGCTCTAAGTTGTCCGACAGCGGCGTGATGACCAGATAGGTGTCCGGTGCTTTGCCGGAGAACACACCCGTTTCCACTGGAACACCGCAATGCTCGGCGATGGTTTGTAAATCGGATAGCAGGCTCACAGCTTTTCCACCTCCTCATCCAGTGCCTTGGTCATGGCATCGATGCATTCCTGCCGGGACGCCGTTTTCGCAGGTTTCAGAAACGGTTTTGCAGGCTGACCGTGCTTGCCGTATTCGAGAATGTTGGCAAGTTTGGCGTTGCTGCCGCCGTCCGAGCGAGGTTCGGCGAAACCGACCTTGATGTCGTGGTTACCGTCCCGGTTCAGCTTGGAGGGCGAAAGGCCAAGCGCACCTTCCAGTTCGCCTGTGGTGCGGGATTTGAACTTTGTCCCTCTGCCAATAACGGAGGAGAGATTGCTCTTGACTTTTTTCAGCACCACCTCGCCACCGGCCTGCAGGACGGTATCCGCAACGCTGTCAAAGTTGCTGCCGAGCTTGGAAATCTTCAGAAGGAAATCCTCCGGCATTTTCATGTCGCACTTAGCCAACGGTCGGCACCTCCTTCTTTGCCAGCACCTCAATGTACATCCCACGCCCCTTTACATTCTCCACGGACACAATGTCGTAGCGGCAGTCATCGCAGATGAGAAACTGGTCGGTAGTGACCGTCAGCCCAGGAATACACCGAAAGCGGAACAGGTCGGTCGCTTCACTGAATGCAGCGAGGTTCGCCCAACGCTGACTGCCGTGCCGACCCTCCCGATAGACACGGATAGAAGCGCGGACTTCATCCTCAGAATGGGTGAAGCCCTCGCTGTCCTTGACCTGTTTTGTTTCCACAATGTCGGCAAAGCCGTTCATCTTTCCGAAACTCATACCTGCCACCGCCTATCCAAGCGGAGCAGCAGATTGACGGTGTTCCACACCTGCTGCGCCGCTCCGGTGTTATCCGCAAAGAAGCCGCCCGTGCTGCCGT